GAAAAGAGAAAACGGGAGGCAAATCGTTTAATATAGGAGCTCGTTGGACTTTTGGTGGCAAAAAGAAAGCTGGCGGTTTTATTGTAGGTAAAGGCAAAGATTACATAAAGGATTTATTAAAATGAAAACAAAAAAAGCTGGTATAGGTGGTTTAATCACTAAGATGATAAACTCACCTGAATTTAAAAATATATTTTCTCAACTTAATGTAACAGGCGGAAATCCATCTACATGGAGTAAAGAAAATATGGCTGGATTAAGTAGTTATGCACCAGGTTCTTATGGCACAGGCCAAAAAGTAGCAAAAGCTAAAACAGGTGCTTTTATTTCAAAGGGCAAAGATTACATCAAAGATCTACTATAAGTATAGTCCTTAATTCGTTTGCATGTTAATATAATAACTGTTATAACAAATTAAGGAGAATAACCATGGCAAAAAAATTTAAAAAAGCTGCTAAAGTATTAGCAGGTTTAGGTGCAGCATACGCATTATCTAAAATGGGTAAGAAAACACCTGAAGCATCTCAATTAATGGAAGATGAGTATTTACCAAAAGTACCAGAAGCGTCTCAAGCAATGGAAGATGAATACATGAGCACACCTAAAAGAGGAAGTGTTGATGCATTTAGACAAGCTGAAGCAGAAAGACAAGCTAGAATTGCATCTATGAAAAGTGGAGCAAACATGATCGACAGATCTGCATTCAATGCAAAAGTAAAAGCAATTAACGAAGCAAGAACTGGAAGAGTAAATCCAAGATACAAAAAAGGTGGATCGGTTCACGTTAAAACAAAAATAGGATATAGTAAACCAACTAAGATTTGCTAATATGGCCCAAGTCGACAACAACAACGAACTTCCGATAGAGGAAGTTGAAACGGAAGAAGTTGACGTAGAGTTACCAGAAGAAGAGCAGGATCCAATTGAAGAATTAGGTCAAGCGATTGATGAGCAAGTAGCTTTTTACGATAACTTAGCAGAAGATATGGACGAGCGTACGCTTGCTCGTATTGCTTCTCAATTGTTGGAAGACTATCACAAAGACAAAGTATCAAGAGCCGATTGGGAAAAAACTTATACTCAAGGTTTAGAATTATTAGGTTTTAAATATAACGATCAAACACGTCCTTTTTCTGGAGCATCAGGTGTAACACACCCATTGCTAGCAGAAGCAGTAACACAATTCCAAGCACAAGCTTATAAAGAATTACTACCGAGTGATGGCCCTGTACGTACACAAGTCGTTGGGGCCGAAACTCCTGAAGTAAAACAACAAGCAGAACGTGTAGAAGATTTCATGAACTATATGTTGATGGAAAAAATGGAAGAGTACACTCCTGACTTTGATCAATTATTATTTTATTTACCACTAGCTGGATCTGCTTTTAAAAAAATTTATTATGATGAATTAAAACAAAGAGCGATTTCTAAATTTGTACCAGCAGAAGATTTAATTGTTCCTTATTACGCAACCGATTTAATGGATTGTGAACGAATTACACATGTTGTGAAGATGAGTGAGAATGATGTACTCAAACAACAGAAGTCTGGTTTCTATAGAGATGTAGAATTAATACCAAAATCAACACAACAAAATACCATCCAAGATAAATTAAACGAACTAGAAGGTGTGAAACCAAGTAGCGATAAAGAATATCAATTAAATATTCTAGAAATGCATGTAGATTTAAGTTTAGAAGAATTTGAAAAAGATGGTTTACCTAGACCCGATGAAAAAGAAATTAAAGTTCCTTACATTATTACCATTGATGAAGGCTCTCAAGAGATTTTATCTATTTATCGTAACTACGCACAAGACGATGAACTAAAAAGACGTAAAGAATATTTTGTTCACTTCAAATTTTTACCAGGATTAGGCTTTTATGGCTTTGGATTAATTCATATGATTGGTGGATTAAGCCGATCTGCTACTACTGCACTACGACAATTGTTAGATGCAGGTACGTTAGCGAACTTACCAGCGGGATTCAAGAGCCGTGGTATTAGAATCAGGGATGATGACCAACCCTTTCAGCCAGGAGAGTTCAGAGATGTGGACGCACCAGGCGGAAATATTAGAGATCAGTTCCAAATTTTACCTTTTAAAGAACCCAGTCAAACTTTATTTCAATTAATGGGCTTTTGTGTCCAAGCAGGACAGCGTTTTGCAGCGATTGCCGACATGCAATTAGGCGAAGACACACAAAATAGAGCCGTGGGCACTACAATTGCACTACTCGAACGTGGTTCGAGGGTCATGAGTGCTATTCACAAGCGTTGTTACTACGCAATGCGACAAGAATTTAGATTATTAGCAAAAGTATTTGCTGATTATCTACCTCCTGTATACCCTTATTCTGTATATAACGCAGATCGTGCAGTAAAAATTACAGATTTTGATGATAGAGTGGATGTCATACCTGTGGCAGACCCGAATATCATGAGTATGGCACAACGAGTAACACTTGCCAATGAAAATTTAAAGATTGCGATGTCTGCACCGCAATTACATAACTTACGAGAAGCCTATGCTAGAGTGTATGAAGCATTAGGTACAAAAAATATAGACTCTTTACTGACTCCTGAAAAACAACCGATGCCTGAAGACCCAGGAACCGAGAATGCGAAGGCGTTAAAGATGGAATTGTTACAAGCATTTCCAGACCAGGATCACGAAGCACATATCACGGCTCACGGAACTTTCATTCAATCCCGAATGGTACAAATGAACCCGATGGTCTATGCATTATTACAAGGACATATTTCGGATCACATTGCGATGCAAGCACATGGGGAAGTAGGAGATCTAGTTCAACAAGATCCAAACATGCAAGCGATGAGCCAACAAGATCCAGATGGTTTTAGAGTTATTTTCAACTCTATGATTGCAAAACGAGTAGCAGAATTAACACAAAATTTAGTTGCTTCAGAAGGTGGGCCACAACAAGATCCATTGGTAGCTTTGAAACAAAGAGAATTAGATTTAAAAGCATTAGATATCCAAAGAAGAGCACAAGAATCTATCGATGATATGATGCGAAAAGAAGGTGAGTTTGATGAGAAGATTGATGTAGAAAAAATGAAATTAGAACAACAAGAAGAACAAGCGGCTGCTAGAATTAGAGTAGCGCAGGAGAAAATCAATGTCGCGCGCGAAAAAAACAGGCAAAACCAAAAAGGTAAGTAAACGATTAACCAAGACTATACCTCCTAAAAAGGGGCCTAACCCTCAAGGTATATACGCAACCTTAAAATAATAGTATCATTATCCTATGAAAAAAATGATGCCAAAAGAAAAACCAGCTTATTTACAAGATCAGATCTTAACTCCAGAACAAATGAGAGAAGAGATGGAAAACCCATCCATGCAAGGTCCTTCTAAACCTTATCAAGATGAAGATTGGAGAATGGAAGAAGTAGAAAATTTTAATCAAGGTGGCATGTGCAGAGGTTCGGGAAAAGCAGTTACAGGAAAAGGTTTTAAAGGAGTATTCTAAATGCTCTGGAGTATCTTACCCACCTTATTTAAAACAGGTGCGGAAATTTATAAAAATAATCAAGCGACAAAAATAGCAATGTCCGAAGCGCAATTAATGCACGCAGAAAAAATGAAGCGTGGTGAAATTGAATACTCGGGACAAATCAATGCAAATCAAAAAGGGGATTGGAAGGACGAATTCATATTGTTAACCCTATCTTCACCGTTGTTTTTATTAGCCTATAGTGTATTCGCGGAAGATCCAGCACTAGAAAAAAAGCTTGACTTATATTTTGAAAAATTGCAAAATATGCCGTGGTGGATAACGGGACTATGGATTTCCGTAGTAGCTGCCGTGTATGGAATTAAAGCAACCGATATTATCAACACAAAAAAAGGAAAATAAATGTTTAAAAAAATAAAACAAAAACTTTGTGAATTAGTTTGTAAAGTATTTGGTATTACACAATGTTTGTGTAGTCACGAATGTAACTGTAAAAAGGAGAAAAAGTAATGGTAAAACCAATACCCGCAGGGAAAAAAGGCAAAGGCATTAAAGCATTAAAAGAAAAAGCACCAGAAGTAGCCGCTAAGATGGGTTATAAAAAAGGTGGTAAAGCAAAAAAAGGATATCACATGATGCCAGGTGGTAAAATGATGAAAGGTTCTAAACATAAAGGAAAATAAAAAATGAAAGAAGGATATCATAAAACAAAATCAGGTAAGATGGCGAAAAAAGGTCTTTGGTACAATATTCAACAAAAGAAAAAAAGAATTGCAGAAGGATCTGGTGAGAAGATGAGAAAACCTGGAACGAAAGGTGCACCAACCGCTAAAGCAATTAAAAAATCACAAAAGAAAAAATAATGATAAAAAAATATTTTAAAAAATTAATTAATAGAATATTTGGTAGACGCTGCGTTTGTGGCAGATGCCGTTGTGATTATTAAACACTTTCCTAACAACCCAAAATAGTATAGAAAGCTATTATGATTCAAGGTGATAGTAGCGAATATGATTTATTAGAGGGTGCTTGTAAATTAGTACCTTGGCCCGAGGTTCTGTCTGCTGAAATCGGAGTACGACAAGGACAAGGGTCGAAAATTATTTTAGATAGTTTTAAGAATAAAAAACATTGGCACATTGGAATTGATCCTTACGGTAATTTAAATTACCAACATTATGATGACAGCACATCCTACACCTGTGATTATACGAATAGTATGAAATTACAATTACTCAAAGATTTACCTTATGAAAATTTTACCTTGTATTCTATTGGTGATGATGAATTTATGAAACGGTTTCAAGATGGAGTTCCCATTTATAGAGAATCAAAACAAGTCATTAATATTTATGATTTAGTTCATTTTGATGGACCTCATAAAACGATAGATGTGATACGAGAAACATTATTTTTTGCCGATAGATCGAGAATAGGATCTGTTTTTGTTTATGATGATTATCCTAAATTTGATATGAATCTTATTGGCAATATATTAATTACTCATTTAGGTTTTGTCCCTGTCTTAAAAGGGGATAATAAAATAGCTTTACAAAAGAAAAAAGATGCTTGATTTAGGAACGTTAGACCAAGTTAAACACTATATTAAAAAACAAATAGAGCAAACGAAAGACCATATTTGCTATGGTGTAGACACGACCGATAAACTCCATTACTCTAGAGGGAAACTCAATGCCCTAGAGGTATTGCTACAGGATCTAAAAGACCTGCAGAAGAACATGGAGAATGTCGATGACGATAGTAACACCTGATACGTCTTTAATAGGCGTGTCTAATCATAAGCCCGCACCCGAATCTAGGGAGCAGGAAATACCTACCGATCCAGAAGGTATACAACAATATCTGGATGTAATTCCCAAACCAGTAGGATACAGACTTTTAGTTAGACCTTATGCAGGTCCGAAAAAAACTAAAGGCGGAATTCTTCTTACCGATAACGTAAGTGAAACTATTCAAATGACAACCGTAGTCGGTTTAGTCGTTGCATTAGGAGATCTTTGTTATTCGGATAAAGATAGATTTCCCAAAGGCCCTTGGTGTAAGGAAGGTCAGTTTGTAATCTACGGAAGATATGCTGGCTCACGCTTTAAAACAAAATACGGTGAGCATCGTATTTTAAATGACGATGAGATTATTGCTACCATCGCAAAACCTGAAGACATCCTTCATTTATATTAAATAGGAGAACATATAATGTTAGAAGAAAAAGAAACCTCTAAGTTTGAATCCCAAGTGGACTTAGATACGGATGATGTAAAAGAACAAGACATCCAAATAGAAAATAAAGAAGAACCATCAAAAGAACCTACACTGAATGTAGGAGAAGTTGATTTAGGTTACACTTCTCATAGTAAAGAAGAGGAAAAGGAAAAAATTGAAGTAGAAGAAGAAACAGATAGACCTACTCCAAGCAATCCTAATCTAAAAAAAGAAACAAAAGAAGAAAAAGAAGACGATCTAAATCAAATATCTGAATCGGTTCAAAAAAGAATAGATAAATTAACAAGAAGATATAGAGAAGCGGAACGTAGAGAACAAGCAGCATTAGAATTTGCACGAGGTCTTCATAAAAAATATGAAACATCGGAAAAAAGATTAGATAGTGCTGATGAACAATACTTGAAAGAATTTGATGCAAGAGTAGATGCACAAAGAGAACAAGTACGAATTAAATTAAAATCTGCTATTGAAGCTAATGATACAGATGCAATTATGCAAGCAAATGATGAACTGACACAACTTGCAGTGCAAAAAGAAAAAGCTAAATTGCAAATGGCTGATCGTGCGGAACGATTAAGACAATTAGAAGAGCAGAAAAAAATACAAGCTTCTGAGATACAGGAACAACAAAAACAAAAACCTGTTGCTCCAGAACCTAGCCCAAAAGCTAAGTCCTGGGCTCAAAAGAATACTTGGTTTGGTAATGATAAAATCATGACTAATGCCGCTTTCACCATCCATGAAGATCTAGTGGGTATGGGTGTTGATGTTGAAAGTGAAGAGTATTATAATGAAATAGACAAACGAATGAAGGAAAATTTCCCTCATAAGTTTGCTGTACAAGAGCAACGAAGAGAACCCGTCCAACAAGTTGCTAGTGCTGGAAGACAACAGCAAGGACGCAAAACTGTGAGACTCACCAAATCACAGGTGGCTATTGCCAAAAAATTAGGGGTGCCACTAGAAGAATACGCTAAATACGTGAAGGAGGTACAATAGTATGAGCGATAATAAGTTAAATAAGACTTCACGCGCGACTGAAGAACATAAAGAAGGTTTGAGAAAAAAACCTTGGTCGCCACCATCAGCTCTGGACGCACCACCTGCGCCAGTCGGCATGGTCCACAGATGGATCAGAGTCGA